TGGTTATTGTACCATTCTCATCAATTTTGGCTACAAATAATTGCGCCTGTTCAATGCAACTCTTTTTTGTTGCTGACAATTCAAATGCTTCTAATTCTCGCATTTGGTTAAATAGTTCTTTTGACATTGTTTTTTGTGTTTATAATTTAATATATTTATCAATTATTTTTAGATATTTTTCATACGTTCCCTCAAATGGTACTTGACGAACTGTTAAATGGTTGCTTAATGTTTGCGGATTTATACCACAAATTTCTGCAAGTTTCTGTTGTGTCATTCCTTTGCGGACCAGTGCCACTTTTACCTCTTCAGCCATTAATTCGGCTTTTTCTACTTTGCCCATTGTTTTCTTATTTTTTCGCCCAAGTCATAGTTGTTTGGGTTTTGGTTAATAAAATCTTTGTGCATTTCGGCAATAAATTTGCCTAAAATTTCACGCTCTGAAAAACTCATTTTCTCAAAAGGCTTTTCGTTAACGTGCCATTTAGCGTTGATTAATTCAATAGTTAGTTTCATGTGTTTAGTTTTTAGAAAATTTATATTTAACTTCAAAAATAGTCTTTTCAAAATTCGGGTCATGCGCCAGTTCATAAACTGACAAATCAATTTTAGTCGGCTTAAAAGCGGGTTTGTATATCTTACCCGCTTGTTGGTGGTTGAATTTATTCATTTGTGTAAATTATTTTTTGATTGTTTAAAAAATTACTAATATTCGGGCATCCTTTTATTTCGATATTTTCAGCTAAATAATCAGCGAAAAATTTACCGCTTTTTATTTTGTCAATATCAAAGACAATACATGTATCTGTTTCTATATTTTCGCTTCCATAATATTCCTCATCAGGGTGGCCGTTTAACTTTTCTAAAACAACCTCTTGCATTTTTTCATAAATGCTATTTTCTAACTGCTTTAAGATTTTTTTCATGTGTTTAATATTTTTTAGTTTTACTTCGTGCCATTGCTTGTCCGTATTTGTTTATTTTATGCAAACCTAATAATTTGTTTAAAAAACGATTTTTTTTAGTGTTTAAATACTTAGGTGTTACTATCCAAATATCTGAAAAAGGTGTATTTGTTTCTCCTTCTTCTTTTAAATATTTTGTAATGTCCTCAAAAGCTATTCTTTGAACGGATTCTTTAAAAGCCATGTGTTTAAGGGTTTAAAAGGGGCTTTTACACCCCTTTGGTTGGTTAGTTAAATTTCTTTTGCAAGTTAGGCATTGTTAATATTGGTAAACCTTCTTCGGCTCTTAATTCTGTCATTTTTAAAAAACATTTATATGCTTTTTTATAACTTCCGTTAGCTAATGCTTTGTTCATTGTTTTTTGTACTTCAAATGCTGTCATGATATTGTGTGTTTAAAATTATAGTACAAAGATACACCTTTATTTTAAATATTATAACATTATAATAAATTTTAAGAAAATTTTAACATTCTCGGCTTTTCTCTTTTTAAATTTTCTTTAGCCCATAATGGTTGAAAGTTTGTATAATGGTTTAATTTTAATATATCTTCTTTTGAATTTGCGGTAGATAATTGTATTATATGGTCTAAATGCCATTGTCCATAATTATCAAAACTCATGTTTTTTTGTAGTTTAGAAGTTATGTAATCTTTAAAATACTCTATACTACAACCTAAAATTTTTTCAGCTAAATAATGTTTTTTATTTTTGTTTGGACGAATTAAACATCTGTATATTTCTTGCCTTGTGTTTTCTTTAAACTTAATTAAGTCCGTTCTTTCTTGTATGTCCATAAATATAAAACCCGCATATCAAAAGGTGGACGTCTTTATCAATACGGGGTTTAAATTAATATTTTAATTGTAGCGTCCACTCTACTGAGACAAAGATACAACTATTTTTTTAAATAAACAAAACATTCAACAAAAACCCTCGATGCCTTTTGGTAGACTATCGAGGGCTTAACATTTTAAACACATGGGCAAATTTACAACTTTATTCGATACCCCACAACAAAATTATTAACATTATTAATTCTCAAATAATCAACTTCAATATTTTTAAAACCTACGCCCGCTTTTAAGATACTTAAATCTGGACTTGCACCAACGCTTAAAGAAAAGTTTTTAGGCTTTTCAGGCTTAATGATATAGTCTAATTCAATGTGTTTTACTTCTCCAGTCGTAATGCCTTTTATGTTTGCAATTAAATTGTCATCAGCCGTTTGCCATTGAAATTGTTTAGGCTCGATAGTTTGAGAATAAACACTATCTTTTTTAGCACATGGCAAATCTACAAAAATCGTTTGTAAGCTATCTTTTTGCTTTTGCCATACATTTACTTTCTTTTCAATTAATCTGTCTTTAAATGCAGTTATTTTAATCGTATCATGTATAATTTCCTTTTCTTTAGAAATTAACGTACCTTGTTTCGGCTCAGGTCTGCAAGTTTGCATCAATAATAATACAATTACACCACCTAAAATTAGAAATAAGATATTATTTTTCATTGGTTATCGATTACAAATTTAACATTAAGCCATGATTTAACACTATCCATTGCATTGCCATTTCAGCACGTTGTTTGCTTGTCCTTGTTTTTTTACGAATAAAATCTACGCCCCACTCAATCCATTGTTTCTGCTGTTCGGTGGTCATTGTATAATCTAAAAACCAGTCATCTTTTCTATTAATAACATCTTCATACGTGACATCATGCCCCGCAATCTCAAACATTTTATTGATGATTATTTTATACAATTTTGTAGTCAATTATTCGTATATTTTTAACTTGGTAGCTTCCGTTTGGATCTGTTGTAATATGTGCAAATCCATGATTATAATTGTTATAAGGTGCATAGTCAGGTTGTAATCCACAAAGGCAACCTGTTGACCATGTCGTTGTGACTTCGCCCCTTAAACTCTTTTCGGTGTGTTCACTCGTTCGGTGGTGGTGTCCGATAATACAGCTCTGTTTTGCTTTCAAAAACAAACCTCGAGCTGGATTTACTGGTGGTGCAAATCCCCCATGCCATTCATGACCATGCAATATTGGCAATTTGCCAGCCATAGCTATTTGTCTCTCTTGTATGAGCGTAACTCCAAACTCTTTAAACCTTAAAATAACGTCAAGCCTAAAATCAGGGATACCTAAAAGTTCAGGTGCTTGAAGCCTCAAAAAGTCCTGCCAACGCTTTTCATGGTTTCCTATTTTAAAGTAAATAGGCAAATTAAATCTGTCTTTTAAAATTTTAAAAAAGTCTCTACACATCTGCAACTCCCCTGCTAAATCTCGCTTTCGTCTATCTTTAATAAAACGACTGCAATGGTACATATCCAAGGTGTCACCGTTTAAATAAATAGCGTTAATGTTATGTTCAAGTCCGTAATTTAACGCCAACTCTAAAGCGTCGTTGTCTTGGTATGGGAAGTGAATATCCGATAAAATTAAAATATTATTTTGTGCTTTTGGTATTTTAAAAGGCTTCGGCGCTTGGTAGTCGCTGGTTGGTAAATCAAATTTTTTAGTCATAAATTGCTTCATTTGGGTTGGACTTCGTTTTTCTAATATTCCTTGTCTATTGGCTAACTCATTTCTGATGTGCCTTACCATTGCTCTTGTGTTTGTTTCTGTAAACTCGATAGGATAGTCTCTTATCAATAGCCTTGTTATTGCCATTGTAGAAAAGTCATTATACTTTTTGCAATATTCTAAAGCTATATCATTTTTGTATGTTTTCATTATCTGAACATTTTGAAAATATCATCCATTACATTCCTTTCAGGTTCTATTTTATGAAAAATAATATCTCTAAAAACTTTTGCTTTTGCCTCAGCAACATTTTCGGCATTAACTCGTTTCATTAGTTTTTTGCCGTACATTTCAAAATATACTTTGAAAATCATGGTTATAATTTTTTATTTACACCAACGGCAAAAATCATTTTTCTGTTTTTCAATCTATTAAAAGAAACGTGTACCCATGCTGGCTCGGTTGTTGTTCCAAACTCCCAAATTAATTGGTCAAACTCCAAATTATCTTTTATGTAGTTAAATATTTGAGCGTTTGTAATTCCGCTTGTACCTTGCAAATCCAACGCTTGTCCGGTAACGTGTTGGCTATTTTTAGAACCTCCAACAGCTCGGTTAAGTTCGGGTGAACGATAACCGCTACTTATACGAATAGGTTTACCAAAATGCTCTCTTGTAGGCTCGAAAACCTTTTCAGCTATTAGCTTAAGATTATCAATAACGTGCGCAGTTGCTTTGTTGTTAATACCTCGCCTTGTTGCTGTTTGACTTGTTGTTAATTCAGATATTGTTAAGTGTTTTGATATTTGCATGGTTAAAAACAATTAAAATTATTATCAAATATTTTCAAGGCTTTGTCTAAATACCTCATAATAAACTGCTCTATTTTATCAATTAAAATAGTCATAAAATCAGATGACTTATATTCTTTTTTAGCCATAATTGACCGCCCACTATTGATAATTGAAGCACCCTCTATAACTATCATTATTTTCATAATAGCTAAAGGCAAAAGTTTAAAGTCATCATATCCCAACCCTCGAGCAATTAACGCTAAAACCATAACTATAATTAAAAGAAAAGCCTTTTTAATTAGACCTGCCCAAAAAGAGCTAAAAGAAAAATGTAATGTAGGCACCACAACCGCCTTGACACTTCCCGCAAACATATCAATTAATATGAGCGTTATCAATATCCCTGCAACCTCCTTGTCTATTTGGAGGTATAAAATCACTCCGTAAAAAAATGATTTAATTTCGTTCAACTTATGCATATTTCGACAAAGGTATTTAAAGTTTATTATTTTTGTTTACACATTTTGTGTACGACCACACAAATAAGCCAAAGCTTAACACTACAAATGAATAATGAATGTTTTCAATAAAACTTTCAATCTTAAAAATCATTGCAAATATAGCATAAACATAGTATAATATCATTGATACGATTGAAAACTTTTTAAACTTACAAAAGTTTAGTCTTTTGTGTAGTGCTAAAAAATTTGTCAATAAAACAACAAACGCTATTTGGGTTAATAGCGGATAAAAAAAATCTTTGTATTGTGGATCACTCCAAAATAAAAAAGATGTTATTTCTATAATAAAAAGATAAAGCAAGCCCCAAATCATGTAATGTTTAAACGCTTCTTTAATAGTTGTTTGCACCATGCTTTTTGGTGGTGGTGGTGGTGGTTTAATCGTGTCTTTTGGTGGTAGTGCCATAATATATTAATTTATTTGGTTTCCAATAGTAAATAATTGCTTTAAGTCAATATCTAAAGCATCAGCAAGTTGAATAACATACGGATTTTTTCGACTTATTTCGTCTCTAAAGTTCCACATTTGACTAACTATATCTTTGTCAGGACTTTCTAATTTTTCAATCTCGGCATCAACTAAAGTCGGCATTATACCCATTTCAATTAAAGCCTCTCTCACTTGAAAGTTTCTTAATTTAGTCGGTATCTTTGCATCTTCAATCGCTTCAATTTCTTCTGGTGTTAAGTTTTCAATAAAAACACCATTGACTAATTTTGCTTGATAAAAATTAAATTCTTGTTCTGAGACAATCAATTCTTCATCTTCATAAAGATTATATTCAATATTGTCAGCAATAAAAAACTTTAATATTTTTGTGTTTTTATCTATTACATAATTTCTCATTGTATTTCATATTTAAACATGAATAATTTTATTCCTGAACCACTAGCACCATTTCTTATAAAAACTCTAATTTCATGTGGGTCACTTGCAACTATTGTACTTTCAGTAATATTAACACTATACCAATTATAGACAGATGGTGCAGCTGTTGCACTGTTTAATAACTGTCTCATTGTATTACCATTTATTGCAATGGTGTTTTGTTTACCTAAAAATTGCGAAGTTGTTAAAGAAACAGCTTGCCCTATACCAACAGATGTATTGGTAACTGTATTATGTAAATAAACTTGTAATCTTAAATCAGCAGTTGCTGAACCAATTTTGTGTGTTAAAGCTGTAAACTCAATCATTTTTTTACCTGTCAAAGTTCCTATACTATAAGTTTTTACAAGTGTCTCAACAGTTGCAGTAACATCAGCAGATGGTGTTGAATCTACAAAAACATTTGGTGTTGGCAAATTCTGCAAGTCATTATAACTTCGGTTTGCAATTTGTGTAATATTTGTCAAAGTATCTTGCTTTGCATCTAAAGCACTTTTAACAGTTGGCGTATTTGGATAGCTATTAACATTTGTATTGCCTATATTTGTGGTTTTATTCGCTACGTTTTCGGGTGTGAAACCCAAACTATTTTGTTTAGCATCAACCGCTTCCTTAACAAGTCTATTTGTTGGGTATTTGTCTTTGCTTGTATCTAAAATTATATTTTCTTTATTATCTGCGTTTTCGGGCGTGAACCCTAAACTATTTTGCTTTGCTGAAAGTCCCGTATCGACGTACGTTTTAACCGCATTTTGTGTAGGGTATAAGCTATCGCTTGTGCCTAAAGATGTAGACGTGTTTTTATTCGCTACATTCTCAGGCGTAAACCCTAAACTATTTTGTTTTAAGTCTAAACCATCCGCTACCGCTAGCGTTGTTGGATATGTCGTTTGGTTTGGACTTGTTAAACTTATAGCTTTATTTGCTACGTTTTCAGGCGTGAAGCCTAAAGCAGTTATGACATTTGTAATAAACCCCCTACTATTTACCCATGCCTCTGTAGCGTATCCTGCAATCGAGGATACAATATCTGACAACTTTGCAAACCTATCAACCTCTGTATTTGTAAACTCGCTTAAATCGTAAAACTGTGGGTTTATAACTGCATAAGTCGTTACGTTGATATTCGTAACATTCGGCTCGGTTACTATCTCAACGTTTTGTTGTTGTGGGTAAACATTTATTTGAACTTCCATAACTAATTTACAATTAAATTGCCTTTAATCCATGTGAATATAGTCACGGCAGTTTCATTTTCAAAAGTCATTTCATACGGATATATGCCTTTTTTTAAATCAAATATTTGCTCATCAATTTCAAACACACCACTATTCGCGCTTGTAATTGTCATGCCTCCATCTTCGTCTGTATTTAACGTTAAAACCGCCTCACCACAATCAGAAACTTTAGCAATTAACTCAATACGATAATTTGTCAAATTTAAATTAGCATTATCAACGTTAACCTCAAAAGGCATCGCCAAAAACGTATCATTTCTTTTTATTGTTATATTTAGCATCGTCTAACTTTTTAAGTAAAATTAATAATTTATTCGCATTCTGGGTTGTACGCTTCGTTTCTCTTTGTGGGGTAAAATTCTTCATATTCTTTTATATTATAATGTTTAGGAATGAACCAACTGCCTATGCTATTTTTTTGATAATTTACAATATTGTCAGAATTTCTAATGTATTCTGGCAATTGCTTTTTACATAACCAACGTACCATTCTATCAGCAAACATATCAGCTTTACTACGTGCTTGTGCAATAAGCAAAGAAATATTTTTATCCGTTATGGCTTGCGTGTTTTGTGGTGCTTGTAAAAATATACCATTATTCGCAATATTAAAAGCACCAATTTTTAAATATTCTAACTCGCTTTGTTTAATTAAAAAAGGCTTAATATAATCGGTTAATAACGTGGCGTATAGTCCAGTTGGCGTGGCTGTATCTTGGTAGTATTCAAACAACTCTTGCCCTAACAACTCCTCCAACCTCGTAACCTGCGCATCTAAAACGCATTGTCTTAAACGCTCCACGTCAATAGCACCGCCTAACATCGACCCTTGTACAATTTCGTTATCTGTGACTAATAGCTTCATATCTTATTTAGGTAAAAATCCATTATTTGGCATATCATTTGGCAATTGTGCAACCTTAAAATCATTTTCAGGTAGTCTATTTTCTTTTCTCTTTTCAGGGTCTAATTCTAATATCATACGTTTGGCATCATTAACTGATATTGAAGTATTATCACGTCTTAAGTATATTTTACGCATCCAAAAATGACTGCATCTCGCACCCCCTTTGTAAAGCCATATACTATAAGTATCAGTTCCATTTGGTCCAAACCCCGCATTAACTACATTTTGCCCTGCAAATTCTATATCTTCCTTTCTATATACCTTGTTTGCTTTAACCATTTTTACGCAAAACTCCCTGCTATTTTCTGAATTACTTTGAGGTGCATATTGATAACGGATTTTAAACAAGTCCGTATCCTGCTCACTCTTAACATTTGGGAAACTTGTAGGTACTTTTGCTAATTTAAAAGCCGTTTCGGTTAATATCGGTGCACCTGTCATTTTCATTTCGTCAATTAACTCCCATTCATTGTCATCAACATCCTCTCCCAAACCAATTAAGGCGTCTGCAATACTATCAATTTCTTTGTTATGGTTGCAAGTCTTTGACATTTGTATGGTTTCGTCTGCTCCGCTTTGTGCTTCGTCTGCCTTTGCTTCTCTTAATGGTACGAACTCCGCCTCAACTCCTAAAACTTGATTTAAGGCGTCTAAAACAACCTCTTGAATAGGTTGTATAACATTTAACATAGTTTCGTTAAATGCCGTTTCTATCTCTTCTGCATTACTACTAAAACCCGTACTCTTATTAATACCTAATATTGCACCACTTACAACTTTATGAGATACGCAAATCTGTGAGCGTGCCTCTTCGCTTAAAAATTGATATTGCTCATGTGCATCACTAACTACCAACGCCTCAACCGTTGTCGCTACTTCTTTATTATCGTTAAAAGATAAAAGAAACTTACCAGCGTTGCGACTGCCCGTTAATTTATTGATAATGTCCCTTGACATTTCATGAAGTTGTTGCTCGCTTTCAGGCTTCCCACTATTGATGTTGATAACATGCCCAAAAGACAAACCATTTTTAATGTGGTTAATACAATAGTTTGCTATCTCCTCCTCTAATTCCGCATAAGGTAAACCACTTAAATAAGTAGGATTTGAAAAATAAAACTGCCCTACCTCATATTGTTTAATACAAAATATTTCTGTTTTATTGCTACCTCTCCCAAATTTATAAGCGTCAATTTGTTTAGGTTTGTATTTATGCAAATTATCCCAATCGTATGAATACCAATAACTATCAATATCTCCGTTTTCGTTTGCTTTTGAGGGCGCTAATTTTTCTGCAGGTGTGTGAAATATACTAATGACTTTGCCATTTTTATAAGTCAGTTCAAAATAAGCCATGCCAAAAAGTATATAATCTTTAACAACTTTTCTTAATTCCTTTTTAGAAATAATTTTATAAATACTTTCATCTTTTAAACCAAAGCCAAAAGTCATCTGATTATAACTATCTATAATCGCTCGGTTTGTTGGGCTTCCGTTATATCTATCAATAACGTATTTAAAAAATTTATTGTCCACACCATTAAGCACCCATTTACGTCCGCTTTCCTCGCGGATTTCAGGGCGTACATAACTTGCTAATTGAACTACTTTTATATTGCTTTGCATAGGTCTTGCCATAATAGTTTATTTGAATTTTTAACCGATAATAGATAAACAAAGTCTTTTGTAAATTCATGCTCAAAAGTCAAAGTTAAATATCCATTGTCGCAATAAACATTTAAATCTGATATTGTTGTTGTAACGTTATTATATTTATCATAAATAGTTAATACAGCGCGGTCAATTTTGTCTACATCAACCCTGCTAATAAATTTTATTTTTTGCTTTTCTAAATTAGTTAAAAAATATCTCATATACTATAAACGAAAAAAACCGCAAAATTTTGACTTTTGCGGTTTTTAAATATAACTAACTAAATTTATTATGCACTTGGCGTGTCGCCAATGTAGCTATTTACTACAGTAGCTAATAAAGCACTTTTCAAAGCGTCTGCTACAAATGGTGCGCCCTCAACTTCTTCGCCTGTCATTTCTAACGTGAAGCCTGTTAAATCGCCACTTGCTTGACCCGTTGTAATCATGCCTCCAGTTGCTTCCATTCCAGATAATGCACCAGCTACCTTAATATTACCATTGTAGTCCTCTACAAAGGCAATAGGTCTGCCGTACACTAAAAGTTTAAGTTCGTTTTGCGTTTCGGCATCTAATCTCGGCAATTGCAAAGTTAAGACTTGCGAAACAAAAGCAGTTCCGTTTTCTCTACTTACGTTCCAAGTTTCTTCCAAACCGCTCGCTCCTTTTACCTCATATTTGTAAAGGTCAAAAGCAGGGTCTGAAATATCACCAATAGAAGTCAATACGCCATTTGTTATTGAAAAGCCATAACTTCCGAAGTTAAGAAAATAAACGTTCTTAATACCTGCCTTTTGGTTTTTGCACTGAAGCCTTCTACCTTTTGTTATTGTACAACTCATAATCTAAAGAATTTAAAAGTTATACAGAAGGTACAGGATGAGTATTTGAAGCCCAAACAATTTCAGCACCGTAAGCGTATTGAACGCCTGCGTTATAAACCATAGTTCCACGTACTTTACCAGTCAATAAACCGATGGTATCTTCGTCAACAACTTTAATTTCGTTGTGGTCAGCTAATGCACCAGTACCGAAAGCCAAGTTTTTAGGCTCTGCAATTACAATTGTGTTTGCAGGAAGTCCATTATCAACTACTAATGTGTAGTTACCGAATACTAAAGACGTGTTGGCGTTACCACCTAAACCATTCTGAATTCCTTTAGAAGCTAAAAAGAAGTTATAAGCCTGCGCAATGTTCGCTGAAACTGATACTTTTAAAGTACTTTTGTTTCTCAAAGCCACAGGTACGGCATTTAAAGCTTTTTTAATTTCAGCCTCTACGTTGCTTTCAGTAATCGCAGCTAAATAAACATCGATAACCGTTGCATCAGTAGCGAACATGGTTAAAAACCCATCGAACTCTCCAGCGTTACTATCATTACCTGTCCAGATTAATTCGCCAAACTCCTCTGCATTGTCAGCTAATTTGTTTGCTATTATAGCGTCCATTGCGTTTTTATCCATAGCATCGTTATGAGCACTTGAACCCATTGAAGCCTCGCCCCATTGTACTCTAAAATCTTCCTTACAAAGGTCGAAATCATCTTTGAATTTTTTAGGTTTTAAAAGTCTTTCAGAAAGTGTTACACTTCCGTTTGGAACGTGTCCGCAAGTGTAGTTACGTCTGCCGTTAGTAGTTTCTAATTTTCTTAACCATGCCTCAAAGTTGATGTTTGGGTATACGGTTAAGATACCATTTTTCAAAGCGTCTGCTTCTTTGAAAGTTTCTAAAAAGAAACCTCCAGCGTCTGGTCCTTTAATTTCTACACCAGCGTAGTTTGATGTGATTGTTGTTTCTGTTGCCATTTTTTATACGTTTTTAAGTTTGAATTTTAATCTGTCTTTCAAGTTTTTAGGCATCTCTTGAACTGCCAAAGTTTCAGGCTTTGCCTTTGTCATTTGTACTGGCTCTTCCTCTTTTTTCTCTTCGTCTTTAAGCTCCTCTTTAGGTGCTTTTAACTTTTCAATTTCAGCCTTTAGCTCTTCAATTTGTTTTCCAAATTCAACTGCCATTTGCTTAACCATTTCTTTTACGTCATCATCGGGTTGCTCAACTTCCATTTCAGGTGTTGGCGTATCCTCTGCTAACTCAACCGCTTTAACCTCTTCTTTAGTTGAGGTCAATTGTGCGAAGCCTGCTTTTATTGCTTCTACAATTTCTGTTACCATATTTATTGAATTTAATTGTTGTTTAACATCAAAATAACCATCAATAGAAAAGCCTTTAACCTCTCCACTTTTTACTTTTGCCCACGCTTCATCATTATCTACTTTTGCCATCGCAAACCACGTACCTACTGGCAAATCATAACCATAAATATTAGACTTGTCTTTTTCATTGTCTTCTTTTATCCAACTTTCTATAATTGTAAACCCATCAACAAATTGATTTGCATCGTGTTCAATTGTGCTATTCTTATTGTTATTTCTTTTGAAAAAATATTCCTGTGATAGTTTAATTGTTTCTTTTGAAAAGACAATATTATATCCGTCTCTCGGTATAACTTTGTCAGGGATTAAAACTGCTCCCATTAAGATACGTTTGTCTTCGTCAATGGTTTTTAATTGTAAAACTTCCTTTGATAAAGCCACAAAATCCACTTCAATAGCGGGGTGTTCCACTAATGAAATTGCGAAAACGCCCTCCTTTTCTTCAGGATTGAATAATATTTCGTATGTATCCATAAACTATAAACGTTAGTTAATATTAAATTTGGTCTTTTACCCTCCTAAAGAGGCGTTTTGTATGATATTGCGGTCTAAAGATTGTTGACTTGTAACTTGCGAACCTACAACAAACGCTTGTACGGGTGGCTGGTCTCCTAACGCTCTTGTTAATTGGTTTACTGGACTCGCTCCAATGGTGTTAAATATAGGTGCTGCACTTGGTGCGCCTGCTCCAACGCCACCGCTTCCACCTGCACTGCCACCACCTCCTCCACTACCTTTACCACCTGGAACTTTAACAGATAATATTTTCTTAACTTGTAAAAAACCTTGCGCTCCCGTTAAAACTGCTTGCGCAATAGCATAACCAGGAATAGGTACGCCAGCAAAAGCCTCTAATTGTTTTGCAATTGCCGTATAAGTTGATATTGTAGCTGCAGCGACTGCTAACGTTTTACCAACCGCCGTACTTTCCCCCAACTCTTGCGAAGCCATACTTAAACCTGATGCAATTGTATTTAGCATTGATAACCTTGCATTCATTTCTGCTTCGGCTATTTTTGTCCTTGCATCGGCATTTGCTTTTTGGTATGCAGTCCTTGCATCTTCACTCGCAAAGATTATACTATTTTCGGCTTCCTCTCTTAATCTTATAGCCTCTAATCGTGCCTCGGGGTTTAACTCGGGATTGTTTGCCTCGTTTAATAATTTTTCGGCTTTTTTAGCGTCTGCCTCTATTTGGTTTTTTTCGTCTAATTCATTTTGTAGTATTCTATATTTTTCATTAAACTGAATAAGCAACATTTGCTTTTCCTCTTCCGTTTTTACAAGTTGCTCAATCTCTTTTAAATCCCTTGACTTTTGTAAATCTAATTTCTTTTGGTCGGTGTTTGCATTTAGATTTTCAATATCGGTGGTATATTTATTTTCAATATCCTGCAAAGACTTTTTATGATTTACAACAGCCTCCGCCTCCTCTTGGTTGATTTGTTTTAGTAATTGCTTCCTATCGTCTTTAGATAGTTTAGCATTATCATTTACTAATTTTCTTTGTAGTTCAAAATTATCTTTAGCGTTTTTTAAATCTTCGTCTAATTTTGCTCTATTTTCTTTCGCTCTATTTTCAGCTTCTTTTTGTTGTAGTGCTTGTCTTTTCTCGCTTCCTTTTGTTTGTATTTCATTTGACTTTTCAGACGCTTTTGTTGCCGATTCAATTTCGGCAATTAAACCATCTTGTTGTATCTTTTTAATTTCGGCTTGGCGTTCATTCCATTGTTTAATCCATTCTGCTGATTTTTCTTGCCCTGCTTTTAAAGCCTCTTTATCTTTTTCATTTTGTTCGCGTGCAGTTTTTAAAGCATCATTTCTTTTTTTCTTTTCTAAGTCCTCTGTGCTTTTCCCTGCGGCTTGTGCTTTGCGTATCTCAAAATCGTAATAATCATTCGTGGCTTTTTTCTTTTTGTCTAATTCTTTTATTTCTTTTTGACTTGCTTTTATGCGTGCCTCTGCGTTTGCTTTTGCTTTTGATGTTTGCTCATCATCAATAACGCCCATCATCTCCAACGCTTTGATAATAGCGTATATTGGCGGGGATACCATTA